GGAAATCGCCCCCCAGCATCGCGCACACGCAACCCGATTCCAGATGGATTTTCCGGGGTCGCTCCGTATCCTGATGAGACCTGTCCCTCTTGCGCGGAGCAGGGGGAAGCCTGGACAGCGGCCATACCTCCCCGCAAACGCTCGCGCAGCTCGGGATCGAGTAGCGTGGGAGGCTAGGGCTCATTGGGGGACAGGCTTCTTCGATCGTCGCGACCGGATGAGCGTGAGGCTGATACTCAGGTTCCGGGGTTGCGCGAGAGGCGACATGGACAATTACGAGAAGCTGATCCTTGACGCGATCACGATGGCAGGCGTTTGGGGGGATGACTCTCAGGTGAAGCACAAAGAGACCGACGTGTTCGAGTACGAGGAAGAGGACAGTCTCATGATCGAACTGTCCGCAACGACGAAGGAGGAACGACATGGGTGACGAGACCGCTGTTCAGCTTCCGGTGATTCCGCCGGACGAGGAGCCGATCGACGTGCCTCTCCCGGAAGTCCCGGAAGAGGGAACCGACACCGAGGAGGAAGCCGAGGCGACGGATCCGTCCGGGGAGGAAGAGCCACCTGCTGGCGCTGGTGATCCTGTGGTCGTGGAGGATTCCGCGATCGTTCTTGCCGCGATTGCGGCAGCAGCAGCCGTATCTGTTCTGCGAATGCAGGCGAAGGGCCGGAAGGACATTGGTACGACGTTCGCGGCCGAGGCTCTCTCGAAGATCAGGGATCCGGACGCTGTCCTGGCTGAGCTACGGGCTTCGGCCGAGGCCAGGGTGCAGGCGCAGCGGGACAAGGGCGCGAACGATGCGTACCTCGCGAAGCAGCTAGTCGGTCGTGTCGCAGGCGTCCGGGGAACGTCCGTCTAGATTCGGCTCTATGAGTAGGATTGACGCTCACCTGATTCTGCTTGTGGCGATTCTCGTGCTGGTTGTGCTGCTGCTCTTCGACGTTTCGTTCAACTGATGGCGGAACTAGCAGAACGATTAGTCGAGAACCGCCGAGTTCTCCAGGGAATCAAGGGCGACACAATGCAACGAACGTCCTTGGCCCTTCGGGCCGGACAGGTCGCGAAGGAAAACCTAGAACGGGCTGTCGCGTCGGGAAACGACGACATGCTGGTGGACGCCCTTCGTGACGCGGTGGACACTGCCGGGAGAGAGGTCGTCTCTCCCGGCACCCTCGCGGCGATAACGAAGCTGGAAGTCCAGGTAGAGAACATGGAGCTATTCCTGAAGCTGAACGACCGGGCACGGCGGAAAGGCCATGAGGGGTCCGAAGCCGAAACCGGCTGAGCAGCGCGTTCAGCATCCCAGGAAGACGAAGGTGCCTCTCCCTGTCCTGGTAGCCGGACGGACGAACGGGATGATCGAACCGCCCGACGATCTCCCCGAGGAAGCCCGAGAGTACTGGAACGACTTCGTCGTCAAGCTCGACGAGGCAGGAATCCTGGACATGATCGACCTTCCGGCAGCGACGATGATGTGCGTCAGCTACGCCCTGTTCGAGCGAGCACGTCAGGACGTAGAGGAGTTCGGCATGTATGCGCTCGGCTCGATGGGCCAGGTCGTTGTCGCCCCTGCCGTCCAGATCCTCCAGGCGAACGCGCAGGTGTATCTCCGGTTCGCGGAGCAGTTCGCGGCGACACCATCCGCCAGGGCTAGGCTCGGCTTGGAGGGAGCGAAGAAGCGGAAGCTGGACGTGGAGATGAACAAGCTGCTTGGCCCGAACAATCGCCGGACGGACTGAGCGGTGTGGGTACCCGGACGCGTCCTCCGTGTCAGCCTGGGCGGAGCGCGGTTCCACCGCTTCTGCGCCGTCGCGATCCGACAGACGATAGGCCGCTGGGCAGGGACACCGTTACTGCTGGAACCCTGGCAGCTTGACCTCGCCTCGGGGCTTCTCCAGACAGACCAGGAGACGTGGTTCACGATCCCCGCTCGGCAGGCTCGCACAGCCGCAGGGTGCGCTACCGCGGTAAACCTGTTCCTCGACGGCTTCAGCGACGGAGAAACCCCAGCAGTGGGCTTGCGTCGGTACCAGGAAGGCTACGTCCAGATCTCGAAGAAGAACGGGAAGAGCACCCTGGCTGCGGCGTTCGCCCTGTACTTCCTCGTCGCTGACGGAGAGGACGCCCCACACGTCTTCAGCGCTGCGTCGAAGCGGGAGCAGGCACGGATCGTGTTCGAGCAGTCGAAAGCGATGGTCGAACACAGCCCTGTCCTGTCAGACTGGCTACAGATCTACCGCTCCTCGATCGTCTGCAAAGACAACGACGGCGTCTACAGGGTCATCAGCGCGGACGCCGCTTTCGAGGAAGGCATCAACGTTCACGCCGCGATCCTCGACGAACTCCACCGTCAACGAACCCGCGAACTCTACGACGTCCTGAAAGGAGGAACGATCGCACGGTCGCAACCGATGATCCTTCCGATCACGAACGCCGGAGCCGACCTCGAGTCGGTGTGCGGACAGGTGTACCTGCAAGGAAAACTCGGAACGAGGGATGACCTGTTCTTCTACGCGCCGGAACTCGAAGCGAAAGACATGGAGCGGATCGACCAGGGAGACTTCGCGGTCGCGAAGAAAGTGAATCCCGCCTCCTGGATCACGGTGCCGCAACTGAAGAAGCTAGGGAAGGAGAAACCGCCGTTCGTGTTCAAGCGGTTTCACTGCAACCACTGGACGGAAGCCGACGAGTCGTGGCTACCGGCCGGAGCGTGGGAACGCCTGAAAGGCGACACCGCCCTGGAACACGGAGACGAGATCTACGTCGGCGTCGACGCGTCGAAGAACCGCGACACAACCGCGGTCGTGTGGATCGCGCTGAAGGACGGACGGTGGATCGCACGAACCCATGTGTGGGCGGTCTGGGATGACATGAGCAAAGCGAAGCCAGCGGCCCACGTTCACCTGCGACGGTCGATCCCGCGACGCGTAGTCGAGGACTTCGTCAGGGAGCTAGCCCACGAGTACGACGCCATCGCGATCCCCTACGACCCGTACAGGTTCAGCCGTTCGGCGGAGGACTTGGAGGAGGAGGGGCTGCCGATGGAGGAATTCCCGCAGACGAACCCTCGCATGTGCCCGGCTTCGCAGGAGCTATACGACGCGATCGTGGACGGAACGATCGAGCATGACGGCGACCCCGTATTCCAAGCGCAGATCTACGCCGGTTCCGTCCGCGACGTCGGTATCGGCTGGCGTCTCGACAAGCGAGCGGCTATGCGACCGATGGACTGCTGCATCGGATTGCTGATGGCTCACAGGGTCGGCGTCATGGAAGAGTTCGGAGGAACGTCGGCCGACATCAGTTCGCTGGCGTAAACTCGCCCGATGCGGCTCGTCCGTCACCGCGGCCTACCCGTCCGGGAACGCGTAGTCGTGAACATGATGGGAGGCGAGACGGCCGACGGAATCCTGCTAGGCGACTATCCTGACTGGATCGTTCTCGCCCACGCAAGCCTGATCGGGGAAACGACCGTGCAGGTAGACGGCCAAATGTGGGTGCCCAGGCACAGCGTCACGTTCCTGCAACGCCCCGACACCGGACGCCTGGACAGGGTCACATGACGTTCATCATCAGCGACGGCTCAGCGACCGGCGTCAAGTCATGGCCCTTGGCTGGCGCACGATCCGTCAGCCCCGGCAGCACGATCAGCCAGTCACGGTCGATAGAGCTCCACGGAAACATGTCGGCGGCGTACATGACGCTGTACAAGACGCAGCCGTGGGTTTACATCTGCGTGAACAAGCTGATGCGCGGAATCGGCCGTCTCCCATGGGGCGCCTATGACATCGACTCGGAGGGGAACGCCGAACGAGACCTCGGCGGAACCCTCGACACTCTCCTGAACCGGCCGTACCCGAAAGGCAGTGGTTTCAAGATCAAAGAATTCGTCGTCGGCCAGATGGCGATCAACGGAAACGCTCTCCTCGTCAAGTACAGGCCCGGAGCGAAAGCAACGCCGGAGGAGCTATGGCCGATCGACTGGCGCGACATAGAAGCCGTCGCCGGCAAAGATCATCCGGTCGGTTTCTACCGGTACAAGGGTGGCGAGAAGCTGTTCCTCCCCGACGAGTGCGTCCACTTCCAATGGTACGGCCAGGAGGGTGCAGGCATGTCACCGCTCGAACCGTTGCGTCGAACGTTGGCGACGGAGGACGCGGCGCAACGGTACGGGATAGCTAACTTCGCGAATGCCGTCAGACCCTCGGGTGCCCTGATCCATCCCGCCCGGCTGAAACGGGACCAGGAAGACCATCTGCAAGCGAAGATCGACAGCCTCCATGCAGGCGTAGACAACAGCTTCCGGATGCTGCTCCTGTCGGGCGGGATGGACTGGAAACCTTTCGGGTACGCAGCCTCCGACTCGGAGATGATCAACACGCGGAAGCTGACGCGGGAGGAGGTCGCGGCCGCCTATGACATTCCGCCACCCGCGATCGGCATCCTCGACCACGCCACCTTCTCGAACGTGTCGGAGCAGCACCGGATGCTGTACCAGGACACGTACGGCCCGTGGCTTGTCAACATCACCGACACACTGGACGTCCAGCTTGTAATGGACGAGGCCGCTTTCACGGATCAGGAAGTCCGCTTCGATCTGAACGAGATGCTGAAAGGATCACCGCAGGAACGGGCCGCGGCCTATGCTCAGTTCCGCACGTCCAGCGTGTACACCGCGAACGAACTCCGCAGGATGGAAGGGTTGCCGCGGATCGAAGACCCCTTAGCGGACGCTGTCCTGATTCCGTTGAACATGAAGCCGGTCGGTGAGAACCTAGAAGAGGAACCACCACCAGAGCCAGCGCCTCCTCCACCACCAGCCGTTGAGGACGTACCAGTCGATGAAGAGCAACCTATCGAAGAGGAAGTCGCGAGCCTGCTATCCGAGAGCGACCCTAGCCTGAACGGGAGAGAAGCGTGGACTCACCACTGAAGAAGAGCTACAAGGCGGACGTAAAGGCCACCGACGCGGACGGAACGTTCAAGGCACTCGTTTCCGTTTTCAACAACATCGACTCGGTGGGGGACAGGGTCATGCCAGGGGCATTCGCCCGGTCCCTCAAAGAGCGAGGCCTTCCTCCGGTCATCTTCTCGCACCAGTGGCATGACCTCCGTGCGTGGATCGGTCAGACCACGAAGGCCGAGGAGACGTCCAGGGGCCTGGAGGTTGAGGGTTACCTGTTCCTCGACTCGAACGACGGAGCGAAGATCGTGCACGAAGCGATGAAGTCGGGTGCGTTGAAGGAGTTCAGCTTCGCGTTCGACATCGCCGAGGAGAAATCGGTGAAGGAAGACGACGAAGAGATACGCGAGCTCCACGACCTCGACCTGTACGAAGTCGGCCCGACGTTGGTCGGCGCGAATCCCGCGACGGAACTGATCAACGTCCGCTCCCTGTCCCGGAAGGGGCCGATACCGTTCAAGGACACAACGGCAGCACCCGAGGACGCACCCTGGGACGCCGCAGCAGAGATCGCGAAGGCCGACGCGGACGACCTGATGGCGATGTGCGCCTGGTACGACTCGGCCGGTAGAGGAGAGGGAGGAGACCTGTCGAAGCAAGCGTTCAAGCTCGCGCACCACCGCGCCGACGCAGGGCACCCTGTCGTGTGGCGAGGCGTAAGAGGAGCGATGGGGTCCCTCCTGGGAACCCGCGGTGGAGTAGACATTCCTGAGTCCGACCGTCTGAAAGTCTGGAAGCACCTGTCCGGGCATTACGAGCAGTTCGGGAAGACGGCTCCGGAGTTCAGGGAATACGACGACGCCGAAACCAAGAAGCTGTTCCACGTCGTTGACGAGCGGACACGAAGGATAAGAGCACCACGCCTACCGCTCGTGGTCTGAACCGCTAAGGGAGGAAGCATGAGGCTGAGTGACAAGTTCCGAGCGCAGCTAGACGCGAAGAGGGAGGAAGCGAAAGTGGCTTTCGACGAGTACGAGAAGCTGCGAAAAGAGTCCTTGGAAAACGAGGACTTCTCCGACGAGAAGTTCGCAGACCTTGAAGGCCTGTACGAGAAGCACCAGGAGATCAGCGAGGAGTGCAACACGCTGGAAGCGAAGTGGGCGAAGGCCGTAGAGATGGAAAGGAACACCGCGGAGCGGCCGCAGCAGACAGAGCAGAAGCTGTGGACGCCCGAGACACCGACCAGGGTGAAAACGCCAGGCGAGACGTTCACGGAATCGGAGACGTACCAGAACCTGATCAAGTCAGCGTCCTTGCACTCCGACCGCGCCAGGATCCACACCGACCCCGTCCGTGTCCTCGACCGCGACCAGACGAAAGCCCTGATCACCGGGGCGTCCGACACGAGCGCCGGAATCTTCGTCCAGCCCGAAAGGCTCGCAGGGTTTCTAGACCTGCTCCAGCGGCCGATCAAGCTCATCGACCTGATCACCGTCAACGCAACAGATTCGGACACGGTCGAGTGGGTGAAGATGAACACGTTCACGAACGCAGCCGCCGAGGTAGCGGAGGCAATCGACCAGGCAACAGGCACGAAGCCCGAGAGCACGATGGACTTCGCGGTCGTCCAGTCGCCCGTCCAGAACATCGCTCACTGGATGGCCGTCACCCGCCGAGCCCTGGCGGACGCACCACAGATGCGAGACCTGATCGACACGCAGCTCCGGCTCGGCATCGACCTCCGCCTCGAGGCGCAGGTCCTGAACGGAAACGGAACCGCTCCGAACCTGCGAGGGATTCTGAACACGTCCGGGATCGGAACGCAGGCGAAGGCAACCGACAGCGCAATCGTCGCGATCCTGAAGGCACAGGACGTTATCCGGAACGCCTACATGGAGCCGAACGCCGTACTGATGAACCCCGCCGACTGGCAGGCCGTCAGGCTCCTCAGGGACGACAGCGGCGCAGGAGCCGGAACAGGCGGGTACCTGTTCGGTTCACCGCAGACAGGCGGGATCTCACAGCTTTGGGGAGTCCCGGTCGTAACCACGCCCTTGATCGCGGCCGGAACCGCGCTCGTCGGCGACTTCAAGCAGGCGATCCTCTGGGCACGGGAAGGCGTCACCGTCACAGCCTCCACCGAACACGCTGACTTCTTCATCAAGAACCTTGTCGCTGTGCTGGCCGAGGGACGATGGGCCCTTGGTGTTCCGCGACCGGCAGGATTCTGCAAGGTCACCGGCCTGTAACCGAGTGGAGATCATTGATCCGCCCACTTTCTGCAGAGTCTGCGGGACAGCCCATTCTGCTTGCGGCCATGACCCGCATGCCCGGAGAACGATCGTGGGATTGATCACCACAACCAGTACAGGAGGGAACATGGGAAGGCGTATAGCGACAGTCGAGATCCTCGACATCGACGCGAACGGGAACAGCTACGTGAAGTACGCGGTCGGCGAGACGATCCCGGACACGGACAAGGACGTCGACGACAGCGACGTGGAAGACGACCCGCCCGATCCGGAGCCTGTCTCGGGTATCCAGGTGGACGACGAGACAGGGCTGATCAAGGGCGACACCGCCGACAACCGGGAAGCACCGAAGGCTCAGACGAAACGGCGGACACCCGGAGCGCACAAGGCGAAGCCGCAGCCCGAGGAATGACCGATGACCTGGGTCGCGATAGAAGAGATCGTCGAAGGCGGCTACGTCCAGTACGCGATCGGGCAGACAGTCCCCGATGACGTAGCCGCGGAATACCCCGCGAGTTGCGTCGAAGACCCACCTGCCCCTGTCCCCGTCGCGACGAAGCCGATCCAGGTGCATGACACCGCTACCGGCCTGATCGTCGGGGACACCGTAGACGGCCGCGAGAAGCTGAAGGACGGCGACGCCGCGTGAGGGTCGCGGACGCGACAGCGAAGGGAGTCACTGGCGTCAGCGTCACTGTCGGCCGTGGCGTCCCGCCCGTGATGGCCCGTTCACGCGGTGTCGCGTCCGTCTGCCTTCTCA